TTATCTCAATACACAGTAACATTGCAGAATTTTCTTTCGCAAACTTAATGCTTCATGACTTCAAAGTCGGTAGCGACTTTCAGGTTTGCCCTGTTGATAGGGCTGGCTCTTATATGTCTCTGGAACAACGCCGTACTCACGGCTGGTTGGTGCAGGGAATGGATTTCCCAAAACGGGGAAACCGTCCCCTTTGCAACTCTTTTCCTGGCGGCTTTCGGATCTGGCGTCTCTCACGAGACGGGGTTAAATTTATGGGTTTCGCAGCCTGCTCAAAGAATGAGTGGAGTCGCGTTCGCGCGAGATATGTTAGTGTGGGTGTGGACGGAGTTACTTCCGTCCTTTATAAACAACTTTTGGTCAGCAATGACCACTTTACAAAATTTTTCACTGAAACAGAAGATTGCGTTCCTTGCAACGTCTTATTCGGTGTTGTGTCACTACATCCGGGTTGCGAAACTCGTATGGACGCTCCTATGGCCGGTACGGTTTGGGCTTGAATTGCTCGGACGGTCTATTGCAACTGGAAGCTATTATTTAGTTTTGTATCTTACGTTTCCTATTTGGGCTCCGTATTTTGCATTTATCTGGTTGTACAAGAAATATATCGAATATAAGGAATGGTTAATGGCACAACCGGAATTATGGACCGCGTGGATGCGTGGACAGTTGGCAACAACTGTAATCCTACCTGGGGGTGAAACCGTTGAAGTCTCTTTGATGGACAAACTGGATTCTATTTTGGCGATCTTAAGACAAGGTCAAAATTATATGACTCTGGAGGCTAAACAAGCCGGGTCCGAATTTATCAAGGCAGCATCTTGGCCGAAAGGTTTAGTTATTGTCAGAGATCATAACGGCATGGCTCGCGGAATGGGTTTCTTGACTCTAATCGGTGGAAAACATGCAATGGTTACGGCAGCACATGTCGCAATGTATTGCAAAAACGGAATTATTTTGTCAGCAGGGCTTGAAAACAAGCATGTGACTATCGCGAAGGAAGCAAAACTCCTTCTACAATCGACAGCGGACGTGGTCGCGGTTGAGATTCCTGTTAATACAGCAGGACTCTTGGGCGTTGGTCGCGCAAAGATTGGACGAACAGCAGCAACTGGTCTACCGGTCACCGTTTTCGGTTATGTGAAGGGCGAATTCGTGTCAGCACTGGGTGTTATGGGCGCAGCGGCAAATCGGTTTAAATTCCAGCACAATGTATCGACAGTAAAAGGATTCTCAGGATCCCCGATCTATCGTGATAGTGTGATTTGTGGCATTCACTTGTCATCAAACGGAATTGGTGAAAACTTCGGTCTCTCACTAGACTTTATCGCTGGTCAACTCGAAAGAAATGACTATGACGGAAAACGACACATGAGGGAACAGGAAGAATTCGACGACGATTTCACGGTCAATCAAGAACGTGAACAAGAAGACGACATCATCGATTACGAATTACTGGGTGAAGAGAACATTCGCACGGCAAGGTCTGCAAAACAGGCCTGGTCCAGTTCCGTTCGTAAACGCGTCGAAACTGATGTAATCATGTTTAGGGAAAAGGCACTTATGGGACTTTCTTGGTCTGACGATGTGGATTCCGATTGGGAAAACACATACATCGTAAAGGAAGCCGTAAATTTTCGTTTCGCCCCCAAGAGGGGCGACAATACTACAATTGGTCAAACGGACAAGGAGACGAAATCGACACCGACAACGTCAGAAGAGTTGGACATTTCGACATCTTCAACCCAGGAGGTAAAGGCAACACGGGCAAACCTTCCAAAGAAGAAGAAGAAGAAATCGCGGCGCTCAAAAACTGGCAATGGCCCGGTGGAGGAATCGAAGCCGTCAGAAACAGTTTCAGAATGCACTCCCGCAAACTTGGAACAGGTAAATGGCACCCGGACGTCAATTGTAAAAACTGGATCAAAACCCAAATCGTGGACTCAGAGCTTTACCCAAGAACTGAAAGTCCTCCTTGGTACCGGTCTTGGATTCGACGAAGCGGAGAAGCTGGCGAAAACAAAGGCGACAGAGATGTTCCCGCGTTCACCCGGCACGACTTCGAAGGTGTCCGAGACGTCATCAACGACAACATTGTAAAAGATAGCCATCCTGGTTATCCCTGGTGTAAATACGGCCGGGACAATGAATCGGTTCTTAAGGGTTATGGCAATATGGTTTGGGACGAAGTGGCAAAGAGAATGACAAACATTCTTAGAGCTGGCGACTCCATTTTTGAAATGACTCCACAACAACTTTGTGAAAACAATCTTGTTGACGTAGTAAAGGTTTTTATTAAGAAAGAACCACACTCTCAGAAGAAAATTGCTGAGGGGCGACTTCGGATCATCGCATCCGTGTCTTTAGTGGATCAAATTATTACACGACTCCTTTGCATGCGTCAAAACAAGGCAGAAATAAAGTTGTGGGAATCGTGTCCATCAGCTCCAGGAATGGGATTGACGGACGACGGTTTCCGTGTAATATGGGAGACAGCGTCAAGAATGGCGAAGACTGGGATAGTCTGTGAAACAGACGTTTCTGGTTGGGATTGGTCGGTACAGCAATGGGAATTGGATCTCGATGCCGAATGTAGGATTGAACTCATGAACATGGACGGTACATCAAATATCGCGCATATGTTACGGGCTCACGCTTACATGGTAGGTCATAGCGTGTTTGCTATGCCTGATGGGGAATTGCTTGCACAAACTATTCCTGGTGGACAACTATCCGGAGACTATAACACGTCTTCTACAAACTCTAGATGTCGAGTAATCGCATCTTTAGCAGCTAGATGGCGAAAAGGATTCAGGACAGCCACTAAGGAAGATTTGCACAAAATGTTCCCATTGTTGGGCATTAAGGCAATGGGCGATGACTCCTTCGAAATTTGGTTTGAAGGACTTGTTGAGTGTTTGGAAGAAATTGGACACGTTGTCAAAATGTGCGTCAAACGTCCAAATCTTGAGAATTTTGAATTTTGTTCTCAAGTTTTCGTTGGTCCAGGGGTCGCTTACCCTGTGGACTTTTCTAAAACTCTCTTTAGGTTCTTGAGTCACAACCCCGCAGATCCAAAGTATCCGGAATATAGAGCTCAACTGCTCTATTATTTTAGACATCTACCAGAAACTTTGTTTTTGCAGATCAAAAGACTAGCGGACGCCCGTGTTGAGCGGGCGCAATCGTTAGCAGCGGTTGCATAAGCACTCTATTCACATCAAACGATGGCCCCCAGTAAACGGACTAAGAATAAAGGACAACAGGCTAGGAAACGTGGGAATCCTGCGACGCAAGTCAACAGACCACTGGAGAATTCTTCCTATCATTTTCAAGGATGGGTTACATGCGAATCTAAGGTAGAAATATCGAAAGATCAAAATGTTTATTCATTTTCGAAACAAATAAATGGGAGAACTTTCCCCGAACTCCAAGACTATCTGACTAGGTATCAGTTAGTGACAATCAACTCAATTGGTTGTAGAGTGATCACCGGAATGAAAGCAATATCAGGCGTTCATGCTGTTTATGCAGTAGAACCTCAGATGCTTTCCCTTCAAAGCGTACCAGCGCAACCGAACCACATGTGGTTGCGGAACAATGGAAGTAAGACGAAGCAGACGGAGACTAATGTAGTTTCTCCGCCTAGTGTACCGCGTTCCAAAGTCACCGTTTCAGCCACTCCGGCGACGAGCGCGACCGCAACTGGCACTATTTTCGGCCGGTTTTGGTGGGTCTTTGAAGGACCAAGTTCTCCGAATGAACGCACTCACCTAGGAGAAGTTGAAGTCTATATTGATGCTATGTTTAGCGGTCGTTAGAGTTCATAAAGGTTACAAGAAACGCGTTATGGCGAATACAGACTTTGCGTTAGTTAGACGTCTGTTCCACTTGTGAGAACATAGGCCGCATTCAGAGCGGATTAGCTAGTAGGTTTCGACCGAAAGTACTGGACGAAGTGTGCATAGTTACTTTAATTAATAATACAGAAGTGCGCAAGATATAAAAGCTTGATTCTCAAGCCTCGATCTTGGTAGGGTATTAAGTAATAAAGGTAGTGTACAACTGGGATAAGGCTCTTCGGAGGGTTATCGTGGCTGT